GGTCCGTGGCACTACCACTGAGCGTGGCTACGGCTCGGCCTGGCAGAAGCTGAGCACCGAGATCCTCAAGCGTGATGGCTATACCTGCCACTACTGCGGGGGCCGAGCAGATACTGCCGACCACATCATCCCGAAGAGCAAGGGTGGAACCGACGCCCGAGAAAACCTCGTGGCCGCGTGCCGCTCTCACAACAGCGGCAAGGGCAACCGACCAGCCGAGCTGTTTCGCCAGCAAGTTCGCGGCGGCAGCTGACCGCCTTGGATGGGGGCGGGGGTCTTACCTCTAGAGGTCGCTACATGACCCACGCCCTAGTGCCAAATATACGCCCGCGAAAGTCAGAAACCCCTTTAGGCCCAGCAATACCAAGGGATACGGAGGAATGCGCCGAGATGCCGGCCAGAAAGTCTGAGGCGACAAGATGGCCCGAACCGGACGACCCCCTAAGCCCACTGAGCTGAAGCGTAAGCAAGGCAATCCCGGCAAGCGAAGTCTCCCAGTGCCGGTCGTCACGCTTCCCGCCGCCAACGGCACTCCCAAAGTGCCTTCCGGCCTTACTTCCTACGCCGAAGAACGGTGGGGGCTCATCTGGGAATCGGCTGCACTCTGGCTGAACCCTGCACTCGATGGTCCAACGGTCGAACGAGTCTGCAGGCTGTACGACGAGATAGCCCTGCTCGAGAACGACATCACAACGCGCGGCCACATTCTCCAAGAGCCGATCATCACGCCGCGTGGCCCTGCGATCGACCCGCAAACCGGCGAGGTGATGACCAAGTCGGTGGCTAACCCTGCCGCCCGCCTCCGTCGAGATGCCGAGAAGCAGCTCCAGTCCTGGCTTATTGAGCTCGGCTTCACCCCAAGCGCTCGTGCCCGACTCGGCCTCGCCGAAGTGAAGCGGCAGAGCAAGCTCGAAGAGCTGATGGCCAAGCGCCAGGAGCGAGCCAATGGCTAGACCCCAGGCTGGCCACCGCTCTACATCACTAAGGCCACCCCAGCAGAGGTGCGTCGAGGCGACGGCTCCGCCGTCTGCGACTTCATCGAGACCTTCTGCACCGTCTCCAAGGACGGCATTGCAGCGCGTGGCGGCGACACGATTGTCCTGCGCCCGTGGCAGCGTGAGCTCATCGGGCACCTCTACGCAAGGCGCTCGGATGGCAAGCGTCGCTGGAGGCAGGCGCTGGTCGGTCTCCCCCGTAAGAACGGGAAATCGGCACTCGGTTCTGCGCTCGCACTCGAGGGCCTCATCTTCGGTGGCCAAGGTGCGGAGGTCTACTCGGCAGCCGGCGACAAGGAGCAGGCGCGCATCGTCTTCGGTGAAGCCAAACGCATGGTGCAAGGCCAGCCCGAACTCTCCGAACTCTCGACCGTCATGCGAGACGTCATCGACATTCCCGGTACAAACTCCGTCTACCGAGTCCTGGCAGCAGAAGCTCCGCGGCTCGAAGGTCTGAATCCGACCCTGGCCGTCATCGACGAGCTGCACACGCACCCCAACGATGAGCTCTGGAACGTGCTCACGCTTGGTTCTGGTGCACGACTCGACCCGATGACCTTGGCCATCACCACCGCTGGTGTCATGTACGACTCCCGTGGCCAAGAGTCCATCTGTTACCGGCTCTACAAGCACGGCATCGAAGTCACCCAGGGCTTGGTTGACGACCCCACGTTCTTCTTCGCCTGGTGGGGAGCTCCTGAAGGTGCTGACCACCGTGACCCCAAGGTCTGGAAGGCAGCCAACCCCGGTTTCGGTGACCTCCTCGACCCCGAGGACTTCAAGAGCACCATCAACTCCACGCCCGAACCGGAGTTCCGGACGAAGCGCCTCAACCAATGGGTGGAAGCCAAGTCCGCTTGGTTCCCCGTCGGCGTCTGGGACAAGGTCGCCCAACCCAAGCGCTCGATCGAAGACGGCGCCGATGTCGTTCTCGGCTTCGACGGTTCCTTCAAGGGTGACACCACCGCGCTGGTAATCGCCAGTGTGGGTGACGACCCCTTCCTCCAGGTGGGTGGCCTGTGGGAGAAGCCCAAGACTGCGAC